GCAGACATTCCAGCAGCGATAAATTGTTGTTTAAATCTAACTGCTAGGTCTCCAAGCTCTGCTTTCTTTGTAGAATTAATTAATTTAATTTGTTCATCAAAAGCACCCTTAACCTCTTCTTTTAACTTACGATATTCGGTAATAGTCATCTTAATTGGAATACCTGCTTGGGTCATGCTCTCATATGAAAGCTTGTTGGCCTCCATTAGATCTTTTGATCTTTGAATACTATCTTTAATCTTTTGATTATAATCAACATATTTAACTCCAGCTTTTTTAGCAGCCTCTGCTGTGAGTCCAAACCCTAAAGCATTGAGCTTCATCTGCTCTTGATGCTTTTTATATATAGTAAATCCTGCTGTAAGAGCTGTTGTTATACCAGTTATTGCTAATCCTAGTGGGGTTGCAGATGCAAGAACTCTTCCAAATATAGGTCCTAGTTTTGCCATTACTGGACCTGCAGTTGAACCCGCCTTGCCCATTGCCATTAAGTTTGCTGATGTTTGTGCAAGAGGTTTAATTGTTGATGTTGCACTTTGAGGAAGCTTGCTTGTAATACCCCTTGTCATTCCGCTCATTGCGCCCATAGGTAGTAAGAAAGGAAGTATATTTGAAACATTGGATATTGATGCTCCAGCGGTTCCGCCAACTTTATTGCCCAGCATGTTTCCTAAGAAAGGAATACCCATTGCTGCCGCAAGCATTGCAACAAGACCTCCTGCTGCATAGCCCTTAACTGGTCCACCATCAGCATACCCTTGTGGTCCAGAAGACATGCCCACATACCCGCCTGAAGCTTTTCTTTGTGCTCCCTTAAACGCTAAAAGTGCTGCTGCGTCTTGCATCACTCCCTTTTTAAACTTTTTTGTTCCGCCTGTTACGTGTGCAGATTTTGCTCCAGTTACTGGGTCAGTTAACATTACTGCAGACTTACCTTTTTTACCTGCATCAGAATCTGGAAGCTGATAATAGAATGGATCTGCTCCTGCTGCTTTTCTGGCTGCATCTGTACTCATTTGTCCCGAAGACTTTCCACCTTTAAATGTGTCTGCTCTGAACATAGATGGTTTTTGTGCTTTTTCTAAAGCTGCTTGTATTTCAGTTCTAGCTCCTTTAGGAATTTTGTCTATTGAATCTTTTGTCATTCCCCAAATTGCTGACAAATCTCTATCGTGATAAATTCTTCCTTCTGGAAGCAATACAGCATTTCTAAGTAATAGCTTTTGTAATTCTTTTTTAGCTTTAGGGGATAAGTTTTTGAAATGTCTTGTGTTAAATATTTTTTCAGATTGAAGTGCACGCAAAAGCTCGCTACGAGTAAGACCTCTTTTGCCTTCTCTTAAATATTGGTTTTCTTTATCAGTTAAAGAAAGAGTTTGCTCATCATAAACCTGAACAGTGTGTTCTGGCATTACCCTTGCAAGTGTGTCGGCACCTTTAGGAAGATTATCTCCAAACACTGAGCCAAGCTCAGCTGCAGTCATTTGTGCTGGCATGCTTATGTGCGCTGCCTGTCTAGGCCTTGATGCACTTTGTCCATCAGCAATGCTATTTAATTTATCAAGAAGTGGAACTCCAAGTTTATCTACAGCCGACTTCTTTAATACATACTCTCCCTCTGTTAACCATGCAGGTACGGTGTCTGTCCCATGTGGTCCACCGTGAGCCATATATACTGGACCGCCAGTTGCAAATCTTTTTGGCATTGTGGTTTCAGTGCTGTATGGAGCACCATAAGTTTTAACACCTAGCCCTCTTGCAATTTTATTTAGCAACTCTCTAGTTCTTCCAGGTCTTGATAGCTCTTTCATATTGGTCTTGCCTGTTTTAGGATCCATCACTGGTTGATTTAATAAAGGCACGCTTGTTAAAGCAATAGATCTTCCTTGCGCTCCCGCTATGTTTGTTGCGGTTGTCGCCATCATTGCTTCTACTTCTGCGTTTAATGCTAATATTTTTTGTCTTGCTTGATCTACAGTAATTTTGCTTGCTTGTAGCTCTGCAACAATTTTTGCAGAAGCGGCTGCAGCATTAGAAGTAATCTCTGTCATTCTTGGAAGAAGTGCTTGATAAGAATCTGATAACTCAGAAGTAATTAGTCCAGTTCTAGAAACTTCTGTCTTTAAAGCTTTTATTTCTGCTTCGGACTGCATAGCCAATGCCGCAGTCATGGAGTGCCATTTTGCTGCTTCTTCTGCAACTATACCTGTAGAAACTCCTTTAATAGAAGTAAGTCCTTCTATTTTTGGCAAATCTCCTGACATGTACATCTGAGGATTTCCGCCAATTTTTTGATTAACTTTAGGTGCGCCAGGAACTGTTCCAAATATTGTTTGTGTCATTCTTTGATCTGTTGTCATTCCAGAAACTGGATTTAAATGAGACATCGATCTTGTATCTGTTGGGCTTATTAGTGGATGTCCAGGATTTACTTGTCTTCCGCCTCCTGCAACTATAGTTCCAGCGGCTGTTGTAAACACAGGGGTTGTAGATATCTGTCCTGCTTTTGCCTTGGCTTCTAGTATGGAGAGTTCTGCAATCAATCCTTCAATTGATGTTTTTAATACAGTAGCAGCTTTTGCATCACTGTAAAATGTAGCTTCAATTAATGATCCTGCTTTTTGAGCAGCCATCATTTGAGGGGTAAGCATTTTCCAGCCTTCGCCGCCCTTAAACAATGCTTTAAAGTGTGCCGCTCCTTTAATTATGTATCCGAAGAAGTTGGCGAGCACACCAGTTAACATGATTATTGGTCCAATTACTGCAGTAAGTCCTGTAACAAATGTTAAAATAGTTTTAATTGGTGCAGGCAATTTATTTACAAATTGAACAATATTATCTACAACTTGAACAAAAAATGTTTGAACCTTAAGAAATTCTTCTCCGATGCCCGCTAAATTAGCCCTTAAAGATTCTACCGCTCTTTTATATCTTCCTGAAGCTGAGTCTGTTACAAGAGACAACTCTCGATCAGCAACTGCGGCAAGATCTTGAGTACTTGCTTTCATAAGGTCTAATACCTGTAAAGTTTGGCTTCCTTCTTTTCCTAAATTTTCAAACAAGGCTTGCATTCTTGCAAACTGGAATTTTCCAAATAACTGTTCAATTGCTTGAGATTTTTGAAGTGGATTTAAATTATCTAGAGCTCCCTGCAGCTCCATAATCATTCCTGTTAAATCACCTGCGTTATCTGTAACTATTCCCTTTAAATCTATTCCCATTGCAGCAAATTGTTCTGTCGCAACTTTTGTTGGATTGATTAAAGATGCAAGTGCTGACTTTAAAGCATTGGCGCCTTCTGTTGCATTAATTCCACCTTCACGCATTGCTGTTAAATAAAGAGCAAGATCTTTTACGCTTCCCCCAAGTCCCTGAACTACTGGACCAGCTTTTGGAATTGCCTCAATTAGATCTGCAAGGCTTGTTGAAGTTTGGTTTTCAACAGAGTTTAAAAAGTTAATTGATTCTGTAAGTTCTTGTGTGTTTTGTTTAAATGCTGTTTGTATTGCAAGAGTTGCTTTCATTGCGTCTTGACGATCTACTTCACCGAGGACTGCAAGTCTGCTTGTTTCTTTTACTGAACCAATAAGTTCTTCGCCTTGTTTTCCTGTGGCTGCTATATCAGCAGCAAGTTGTATTGTCTCTTTAAAAGATGTTCCATATGCGGATGCAAGTTCTTTTGCTGTTGAAGAAACGTCTCTTCTAATTGCCGCAAGGTCTGCCGCAGATGTTGCAGCAACTCCGCCGTAAACCTTTGTTAATCTTGTTAACTCGGAATCTGCTTCTCTAAATGCTTTTGCTGCTGCGGCACCAAATGCTGCTAGCGGCACGGTTAGACCTACGGTTAATTGTCTACCAGCCCACTGTGTATTCTTACCCCAGTTAATTAACTGAACTCCGCCATCCTGAATAACTTTATTCATGATTTGAAGTTCTTGTCTTGCTAACGCTGTTTTATTTTTTACTGCATCTAGTCCTTGAGGAATATGCACATTGTATTGCATTAAACCTTGTGCATTTTTCCCAAGGGGTTGAACTATTGCATTTTGTAGTGCTACCTGTTGCTTGGCTAATTCTCTTATAAGCCCGCCAGAGGTCTTTGTATGCTCTTGAAAAGTTCTGAAATAGTCTCTTAGCTTTAGCTTTCCACCGTCAAGGTTTTTACCAAATTTTTCTACATCAGAGGTTAATGTTACGAAGTGTGTTGAAAACTGGCCAGTTCTTCTGAGGTTTTCTGCAAATGAACGATTCATGACCGCAACTTGGTTTGCAAGTTTTGCGTCCGACTGAATTATCTGGGCTTGTAATTTAGATAAAGATGCTGATACCTTATTGACATCTGCAATAAGATTTGAAAAATCTGCATTGGCAACTATATTAGTTACAATGTTTTCATCAGCCATTTATACTATTTACTCCTTAACATATCCTAGTCCTGCTCCTATGCCAAAGCCAGCTTCGCTTGCTAGTGGTCCTTGCAAAGAAACAATATCGTTTTCATCTGCATCTATTCCTAGCGCCCTTCTTCTGACTTCTTCAAAACTAGAACTGTTTTCTTTTTTCTCATCATCCTCTAAATTAATACCCTTAAGGCTTGCCGTAAACTTTCTTTGTTCTGATTCCTTTTTAGATACTGCTTTTAAAGTTTGAATAAGTTCTGGCATTGATAGATTTGCTTCTAGCTCATCGTAATTCCGCCAATGTCCTAGAAGAAAAACTTCTCCTTCTAAGGCGGCTAGATCTAGTTCATCCCAGCTAGAACCGCCGCCTGAGTTAAATCCGCATTGTCTGCATCCATCTTAATTCCGCCACAGACTTCTAGGATTCTGTTAATTGTTGGAATGTCTAATGCTGCTTCTAAAGCATCTCTGTCTTTTACCAAGTTTGGTAGCTGCCCTTCAAGAGCAACTCCGCAAGCATCAATCAAAAGATCAAGCGACTCTGCTTGTTCTGTAACCTGTGATGTCTTGGTTATTACTGCCATAAACTTTCTTAGTTCTTTAATAGATAACGGCTTCAATTTTACTATTGAGCCATCTTGTAGAGTAACTTCTTCTACGCTGTATACTGTAGTTGCCAATTTATCCTCCTTGGATAGTCTTAATTATTATAGCATAATGATATTACATATACAACAATAAAGCCCCCTAAAGAGGGGGCTTTATTATCTTAATTTAATTAAGCTGGGGTCCAAGTACGGTCAATAATCTTACCGTATTCTGATCCTACGTAACCTGCGTCTGGAAGAAGACGGAATGTTACTGGGAATGTGGTTGGAGTATTACGTGCAAGTGAGAATTGTGACTGTTGTACAGACAATACACGACGTGCATAGTAAATACGCTCTGAGTTTGGTGTGCTGGTTGTTGGAGCTTGTCCAATAGCAACTAGCTGACGCTCTGTTGGAGCAACACCTAGAGATCCTGCTTCAAGTCCAAGAGTAGCTCCTGAATTTGTAAGAGTTGATTGTCCCTGTCCGAAAACTACAAGAACGTTCTCTAGTGTTCCTTCTGCCATTTCAGTTGCGATCATAACTTCCATCGCAGACTTAAATAGCTTTGCTGTATCAAGCAACTGGTCTACAGTTACTGAATCGTAAGTTGGGTTATAAGTGATCTGAAGACCATTGTTAGTAAATCCAACGTTACGGAAAGCATTGTTTGTTGTTGACTGTGCAGCATCTAGTGTAGTACGATAAGAAGCAGTTGAAGCAAATGCTGGAACGCCATCTTTTGCAGATGTACCAGTTCTTGCAACACCTGGCTCTGTATTTTCTACATAACCTGATACTGTGGAGTCGGAATTCGAGATGTAAAGCGGTGAAGCTCCCACAAGAATATTTTTGGCTGAGTTAAATGCCATCTTTATGTTTCCTCCTGTTTCAAAAAAATATATATATATTTTGTTGCTGTCAATCTTTGAATCTTTGGCTGGCTAGGCCCTTCCCTCTATATCCAATAATAGAGTATAATGCCCCTTAACGCAAATTTAATTAAAACGTCCGCTTGAGTCTACATTCCTAGAATATTTGACCTCTAGGATAACATCGGCTGAGAAAAACCCAGCTAGCTCTTCAGATGGGCTGGTGGGGGATATGTCTGCTACAAATATACTATAGAATTTAAATTTATTTGAAGGTATTGGACTTCTGTTTATTTCCGTAGCAGAGTCATCCATTCTCCTATATAGGTCGACCATAAGGTTTCTGATCTGAGCAATCTCTGATATATCTGTAGAATAAATAGAATATAGTATTTGCTCACAACATATTACCCAGTTGTCTTCATATGACATTCCAATCTTGTCATATACTATATGAGTCTTCCCGCTTAAAAACTGATTCATTTCTGGCATTTGTTGAACTGGAATTATTGGGACCAGCTCCTCGCCCAGGTTATCGCTATAGTATTCCTGCGGGTCAAGAATGTCTATGTCCTTTAAAGACTGCCACAGGTGTTTTCTTAAATCATACATTACATCGTACTTGTAATCGTTAGCTGATGGGCTCATGCTATACCTCCGAATGCTGCTGCTACCGCAGAAGAAGCTTGCAACTCTACAGTGTTTGGTGAAAAAGAGTATTTTACTTTTTTAATATCGGGAGGTAATTTCATTGCTCTAGACATTGATGAATTAAATATTTGTTGAAATCCTGATTTCTTTATTGATAGGTTTACTAAGTTTCCAGTGAAGAATCTTGCGTATGATATTTGAAATCTATTTGTAGCTTTGCCTCCGCCTGGTCTTTTTACTGTTACTGCAGCACCTTTAGGCATTCTAATTACTCTTTCATCTATTTCAAAAACAAGTCTTTCAGCAGATCTAGGTCTAATTACTACTGGGTTGCCCGCTTCCATAACTCTTGCCTTTTCTCTAAAAACATGTCTTGACTTTCCGTAGTTTGTTGGCACCATAGATTTTGAATCAATAAAAGAATATCCCATACTAAATGAAAGCCCCATTGATTCTTTTATATTTAATTTAAATAGTCTGTGAGATTTGTTTCCAGTTTTTTTCCACTCATATACGTGATGCAGTGTCGATGGATTTATTCTTGCTTGAGCATCAACGTATTCTCCAAAATCTTTTTCAATTTGAGAAAATATTACATTTCTAAATTTAGACTGAAATTGTTTACTAGTAGTCAACTTTGATACAACTTGAGACTGATAATATATGGCAGCAGAAATTTGAGCAACAGTGCTATCTTTAATAATAACGCCAGTCGTGCCAGACATGTACTTGCTAAGTCCGCTTGCTGCTTGAACCAATACTGCGCTAGAGTCCAATTACCTGATTCTCCGATCTTTTTATTGTAGTGTTAAATCCTATAACTTTTCCAAAAAGATCTGTTATTGGAGTAGTTCCCATAACTTCAAAAACCGTAGGTGTATCTGTGGGAAAGTTTGCTTCTACCCAAATTACATTATCTTCTGAGTCACGTAAATTTGTAATCTTTTCTCTATACCCAATTTTTGAAACAGTTCTTATTTGTATAATTTGCTCATTTGTATACTTGTTGCTTAGTATCTGCTTGTCTCCACTCCTTGAAGTTGTTGAGTTAGAGATTACGCCTTTTGCATGACATGGCATTGTCCTGTCATACTGCCATTCTTTTTTTAATTGCCCAGTCTCAGTATCTTGATTGTCTATTTGTTTATAGACATCCATTCTCATACTGAGTATAGAATCTATTAAATCATTCATTATATAACAACCATATGACTAACTACGTAGTCTGACAAAAGATTATCTACATAAAGATTGCCCGTTGTTGTGTGTGCCTCTGATGTATATTCAAAGTCCCAATCAAATGTAGAGATAGACTTTATATATTTGTTTCTCCAAATTCTATCTCTTGAAAAATAGTCTTTCATTAATTCTACTGCAGCTTCTTCAATTTCATTTGGGACAGCATCCCAGCCAAATTGAGCATTAATTCTATATACTAAATCTTTTCCGAATGCTCCGTTATATGAATCATTAATTGATGGTGGAACCATTCCGTTTGCTATGTAAACAGTATTATCTAGCATGCCAGTTCTGTCTACCCTGATTCCAAATCCAGAATCAGAAATTACAGTTTGGTATAGCCAATTGTTTGTTTGATTTAAAGTATTAACCAGAAGTACATCGTTTTGATATATTTTATAAATTTTGTTAATTTTTGATGGCAAAGGTAAAACATCTGACCCTGAGCCATAGGCTGTTATTGTCTCTGGATACAAATAAAATTTTTGTCCTGTAAAATTTTCAATAGTTTTTCTTGCATACTGCTCTGCACGCATAATTTGAGAATATGTTTTATAGTTTGGATCAGAAGGGTCTGAACCTAATCCTAATTCTTCTCCTGCTTGCGTTACATCAACATATGGCGTTATTACATCAACATAATGATCTTTTACAAAAGACTGCCCCTGTACGGTATACTGCCATCTAACTTTTAGCTTTTTATTTCTATCAACTAAATTTAATGGAGGAAATACTTCATAAACTCCAATGTCTGTTTCAAATTTTGAAGCTGTAGAGGCTGACTGAACAATATTAGGATCTATAGAGTATTCTGGATCTAGTGTTACATCATAAAAAGATGCTGTAGGTAAGGTGTCTGCATCTACTGCATTTCCCTGCCAATACAATTTGTGTCTTATAGGTGCATTGTTACCTATCAATATATCCATTTTTTAAAGATTATCCGTAGTACTCTTGAACTTCCTTTGGGGTAGCTAAACGGAAACCTTCCTCCTTGTCAAAAATTTCTTGAGCCTGCTCTTCTTGCATTGCAACAAAAGGATGCTCTTTTGTAAAAGTAAATCCTAGAATGTCATATCTAAAGTTTTCTCTAGTCATTCTAACCAATACGGTGTCTTCTGCATTTACTGATTTTGGATCAAGTCTTGGAAGAACTTCTTCAGTTGAAAATACGTCTTCGTTTGCATCTTTAATTTTTTCTAGAGTCTTCTGGTAAACTGTCCAGGTAACTCCATCTTCTGCTAATGCGGCAATTATGTCTGCTTTGCTTTTAATTCCGTCAGTGTCTACTGCAAAGTTCTCTGCAATTTCTCTGAGTTCTGCAACTTTTAATGTCTCAAATGACATGTATTACTCCTTCTACTAGGTATCAACAATTATAGCATTGTTAAATTCAAATGAAAAGCCCCCCAAAAATTAATTTGAGGGGCTTTTAGCGGATCTAAATCCTATATATTAGGAAGCGACCTTAACGTTCTTGACAACTACCCAGCAGTCTGCCTGCTCGATTTGAACGCCTACACGAGTATACATTGTGTACTCGATAGAGTCCTTACGTGGCCAGAAGAATCTGTAAACGGTTACGTCACGCTTGATACCAATAACAATGTTATTTGGGAATGTCAAGTGTAGATCTCCGTGTGATCCTGAAGCTCCTGTGTGAGTTCCTGTCTGTGTTTCTGGAAGTAGTGGTACTTCAACAATTGGAATTCCAAATGCGAATGGTGCCACAAATCCTGCTGGACCACCTAGACCTGGTTGAGTTCCACGGATAACGCTTGAAGCGATATCTTGTGGGTTAGCTGAACCGTAGTCACCCAACTGTGATGCTGAGTATAGGTAATCTTGAATTAGGTTTGACCCTGAAAGGAAGCGAAGGTCTGCACGACGTTGCTTGTACTTTCTTGGCATAGCCTTAAGTGCTGAGTTGAATACTGCACGAGAAACGTTTGCTCCCGCTGCATCAACAACACGACCTGTTGCCTTTGACTTCTTTACAACGCCATCGAATGACTTGTAAAGTGCGTCTGATGTTAGAGATGTATCTCCGTTTAGAAGAACATCTTCAATGTCATTTCCTGCTTGTGTTGCCATCAAGCGTGCAATGTGATCTTCAAGATCTGCACCCTCAATGTTGTCTTCTAGAGACTCTGTTGAAAGCTCCCAGTCCATGCGGAGTTTCTTTGTTGTAAGAGAAATCTTTGAGAAAGTAACAGCTGAGTTTGCACCAGTGTTCTCTCCTTCTGAAGCAAGCTTCATAAGCTTCTCTCCTACAGACATACGATCAATTTCTGCTGTGTCTGACTTCAATCTTACTGTACGTGCGACCTTGCCGATTACGGTTGCGTCGAACATATAGTCAAGGAAGCGAGCAGATTGTTCTGGGTTAAGGAGACCACCGTTGCCAGCTTCGCTAGCTCTGTGTGTTCCTGTTCCTCCAGTTGTCGAAGCAAATGTGCCAGTTACTGTTGTACCAGCTTCAGCTGCTTTTTCTAATAGTTCATTGCTCATTATTTATACCTACCTTAGTTAAATATTTCGTTTACGGAACCGAGGAAAGAACCGTTCCATTTAGATTTCTTGATTGTTACCTCTTCTGATCGGCCAAGATCGGAAGACTTCTTAATTGCGGTTTCTGCTTCTACGGCATCTACACGCTTTTGAACTCCCGCTAGGGTGTTCTTTACTTCGTTGACAGCGCTTGATAACGCTGCACCTTGTTCTGCCAACTCTGAAATTCTAACATCTACACTCTTGCTGAAAGTCTCAACTGTTTCCTTGATGGATGACACTTGAGCAGCATTTGATTCGGATGCTTTATTCAAAGTTTCTGAGAAAAAGCCTTTTAGTTCGCCTAACATTTTTGCAAAATCAGGTTCTGCATTGACCTCAATTTCTGATACGTCGGCTGCTTTTTCCAGAGTCTCGGCAGGAGCGTCTTCGGCAGGAGCTGCTGCTTCTGCTGGTGCATCTGCTGTAGCCTCTGTCTCAGCTGGAGCTGCATCTGCAACTACTGCTGTATCTTCTACGGTTGCTTCTGGTGCTACTGCATCTTCTGCAACTACGTTTTCTGTATTTTCTGACACTTCTTTACCTCCTTCTGCGTTTGCCTGTTTTGCTATTTGTGTATCAGGCAACGTAAATCTTGATTGCTTATATGCATCAAGAATCTTATCTATTTCTTTTGACTTATTAACGTCTGAGCTTTCAACCCATCCAATAAGTTCTGCTGGCTTTCCAGATACTGGAGAGTCATATGTTTTTTCTGTTGAAATAAAAACAGAATCACTTTCTTCACAATAAAAAATATTTTCCATTTTTGTTTCTGCTGCAATTCCTTTAAAAATAAGTTGTCCGTTCATTTTTTGAATAGACAAGATATTACAAAGTTCATTTGCTGGAGAATCAACAATTGAAAGTTCCATTAAAGAATATTCTTTTATAAATCTAGTTGTCTTACCTGTTGACTTATTAACTTCATTATCTGACTCAATTATTTTGCCGCCGATTGAAAATCCAGATAGGGTTCCGTCTAAAACTTTTTCCCATGTGTCCTGTGCGCCTTTTGAAATGTAAGCATCTACATATACGCCATTATAAAATTCTTTTGTAAATGGGTCATAAAATGTTTCTGGTTTAAATGAAATCATTTTACCTACAGCATTTGATCCGTGCATCTCTCTAATGTTTCCACGGAAAGATTCGAATGCTTTAATGCTTGCTTCTGCTGTTACAACATCTCCTGTTTGATCAAGATTGTCTAGTGTAGCAAAACCAGAGACGGTTCTTTTCTCACGGTTTACCTTTGTAAAAGGTACCGAAAGAGATATGTCGTTGCCATTGCTGGACCATGCAGATTTTTCAATATTCATATGCTTAATTATAGGTTTTTATATATAAAAAGGCAAATATTGGTTGAGTAGGGTTAGTCGACCTGTCTTCCATCGCCCTTAGCATTTCTGCCTTCTCCCGAAGAATCTGATGAATTTGCCGACCTCTCAGAATCTCTTGCCCTAGTTTTTCCAGCCTGACTTCTTTCTTCTGCGGCTGCCTCTGGCTTTAATTGAACGACTTCGTCCCCACCTTCTAGAGGAATCATACCCTTTCTAATTCTAACTTCATTGGGGGTAATTACTTGCATTCTTAAATATCTTTCGTCAATCTTAGACTGAGTGTCTTCATCAGTTAAAGTTAATTCATTGAATTTAAGCAATAATGCATCAGTTTTTTCTTCGAATATCCTATTAATTTTTTTCTCAAGAATCATTTGTGACGGCCTGCAAACTTGTTCTTTAAACGTCTTGTCCGCATCTCTGGCAACCGCTAAGTTGACTCCTTCTGGTGTTCCAATTTTATTAATAGGTACACGATGTGCAAGAAGAATTTCATCTCTATTAGACTTGCGGTATTTTTCAAAAGACCCTTCTTGACTGCCTGCCTCTATAGGCTCCATTTTAAATTCAACTTTAGAGTCTGCAGAATCAGCTGGCAGTGGAACATAAAGAGACCTGTGGTTTTTGCCCTTAAGCCCTACTTGGAAAAATTCGAGGAGTTTTCTTTCTGATTCCGTTGAAAGCTTTGCTCCCTTAACGGTAATAATATATCTTGGGACCGCCTTATTTTCAAAATAATCAATGTTATATCTTCCAGACAATTCATTACCAGCAAGGGCTACCTGGGCAGCAATTATGTCTGGAATTCCATAATAATTATTCATAGGGGTATATTTCTTTAAATGAATAATTTCATTAGGACGATCTTCTTGTCCTGCAATCGGATTTTCTGTTTGGTTGTCTCCGAAGTTATTAAAGAATACTGCCTTGCCATATAGTAATTGAACAAAGCCATCTCTTAGTCTGCGAACACGCATTGTTTTTGAAGGAATATGCCCTATGTATCCTATATTTCCAGCTGTCGTTCTACCTACCTCTATGTAGCCATTTCCTGTAGCTTCTAAATCTGTGTAAACCTTAATCAATGTTTGTGTAAATGTATCTTCTTCGTTTGTAGTGTCTAGCCAAGAATGTAGGTCTTGTCTTAATTTATTAAGTTTTCTGCGTGCTCTTTCAAGTTGTTTTTCATCCGTAATAGAATCAAATGCATCATTTGTTTTTTTAGTTTCAATAAAATCATATCCGAGTCCTACAATGTTTGCAACTTTAGCATTAATTGCTGCGTAGTTGTATGTAGAGATTTCATAAACCTTTGACAAATATTCAAGGTTATATGGAGGCTCAATAAGATCAAACATTGCATAGCCAGTAATTGCTTGTGCTAAGAGGTTCTGCTGTGTGCCTGTGTTTTCTACTCCGCTAAATGCTTTTGAAAGCTCTCTACTTACTTTTCTCTTAAATGTAGGTCCAAGCCCTTTTACCTTCTTAAGATCTTCTAAGCCTGCAGCAAATGGGTCTGTTGAGGCTTGTTCTTTTTTGAATGTAAACCAATCTGAGTTATTGGTGATGTCGATGATGTTTTCTTTTGAATCATCATCTAAGAATTCTACTGTCATTTTAAACCACCCAACTTTTTCATTTCGTCTTTATAATTTCCAATATCTAATGGATCTGGTATTAGTCCCCATTTTAATCTTTGTTCTTGTTCGGCATACTCTTCATCTGTGACTTTTCGTCTTGCTGAAAGAAATTTAGGCCCGCCCTCATATATACCGTACGAGCGAACTTCTCTAGCCAAAGCATCGATTCTGGATCGATTTCCTTTTTTTGACGTAACCGAAAGATAGTTTCCTTCATCATCACCAATCCAGCGCCCGTCGGGCATTTCCCAAACGTATACCCCTAGGGTGCTTTCTTCTTCTAAAGTCTTATACTTTATCTTATTCATATCCATATGTCTTTATTTTACCATTATTACTTACACAAGTCCAGGATTTTGTCAATAAATATGACAAAATTATTAAATATTTGCAGATTGATACTCAGTATTATTAACTAGGTAGGCTGTTTGGTCATTCCCTAGGTCAGATTCTGTAATAGAAAAAGAAATGTCTGACACAGATAGCACATATTGCTTTGTATAAAGCTGGTAATGATTTGTGGCCTGCCCAGCAGTCAGGGCATCTGGGTAGAGGGCTATATTGCTATACAAATTACTTGTTCCAGAAACTGAGCCTGACTGATTAGAGTTAAACTTAATATTACTTGTTGCCGCTGAAGATAGCACTAAGACCATATGGTGTGGCATGCCTCTAGTTAAGAAGTCGGATATATTTGTTGCAGATGTGTAATCTACGCCATTTACATAAATATTAGATATGCCAGACTTATTGATTACTCCAGTAGAACTCCACTCAAATATTTTGGTATTACTAGAAAACAAAACATTTTGTAAAGATCCTGCTAAGGACGGGGTGAAGACAAACTCTATGGTTCTAAATTGAGTATTTGAGTCAACGCTAATACCTCCGCCGTTATACATTCTTAATCCATTATAATCATTATAAGAAATTATAGGATGATTATATCTTGACAGTCCGTAATCTAAAGATGAATATATTCTGTCTGAAGAATTGTCTGCATAAAAATCTGTGTTTGAATAAAGGTCAAGTGAAATTGATCTTAACGCTGGCAGATCTTTTGAGGTGTCAGAAGAAGACATTGTTACCTTTAAATAAAGTAGTCCTGAAGATATTCCGTCATTTTTATTAAAAAATGGTATTGGAAAATTATTTTTACAATTTTGCCAGGCTGCGTTGTCCTGGCTGACCTGAACGATAATATTTTCAACATCGTCATCCCAGGATATTTGAGAGCTAGAAACATTTAAAGAGCTTGGGACTATAATGGTTTCTGTAAAAGTAAATGTTTTAGTAGAAGGACTTATTGTTTTTGCAAAAGTAATATAAGACTGATCTGTAGACATTACAACATTTTCATCAATAATTTGTGACCACGGCTTAGTCTCTGGATAAGAGTATCTTGCAACTGGTCTAATTTTTGAATGATTTAAGCTGAAGAAAATACCGCCGTCTGGGTATACTATTTGAGAGTAGTCTAGTTCTTTTATTCCTTCAGAGTAATGTTTAGCAATTTTTAATCCTGTTAAAGCATGTCTATAAAAAGAAACAGAGTCAATTACAAAATAATTATTTGGCAAAGACGGGCCTGTTTTCCAGGCTGTTGAATTGTTAGAAAAAACAAAATTATTCAATGAGGATGAAGAAACTAGATTTCCATTTATATACATAGATAAATTATTTTTTGTATATATACAAACAACATGAATAGCTTTATTGTTTGAGTATTTATATCTTGTTTCGTTTAATCCTGCTTTAAATATAAGGTCTCCATTTTTATAAAATACCCCAATATTTTCATCTGGATCTCCTATAATGGTTACTTGTGTATTGTTTGCATTTGGCAATTTTACCCAGGCCTCGATAGAAAATTGATTATCTGAATAATATTTGTTTGCAAGCCCTGGAGCTTCATACTCCATAGTTGTAGTATCTGATACAAGTGTTCCATATATACCACCTGCAACTAATGGCATTATTTTAGACCCCGATATTCCAGAAACTGTTCCATTGTTAAAATTTCCAGAGTAGTCTAGGAGAGCTTGACCAGATATTTCTTCGTATGAAGTAAATGCATCTCGTAATGCTTGATATGTAGGATATGTAGAAATAATTTCATTATAATAATCAAACGTTCCAGATTTTACTTCATCTAGTGTGTAATAAGATACGGGGAAGTCAGCCAGTACGGTTCTAAAATATGACATAGACTTCTCCTATAATTATTGATTAACTAACTGCTGTTATTTGTGTTTGCTTTTCTGCAATAAGTGCATTTAAAGTTTCAACCACTGCTGGATCTGGCTGAGTTTTTGCATTTTCCGCAATAAGTCTTACTTCAAAAGAGTACATCTGATACTCTAAGTTTCTTACCTCAGCTTGAGTAATTGCAGACTTTTCATCATCTGTTAGCTTTGTATATGTTGGCATTTTATTCTCCTTGTTCTATTTTTATTTTTTCAGACTCAACGGCTTGAATCTTTTTATTTATTTCTGAGATGCTGAAATTTATTTCAGCAATTTCCTCCTGATTTAAATCAGGGGTAATTTTATTACTATAGGTGTATTTTTCTCCGCCTAATTTTTTTAAATACTGATCTATAAGTTCAATTTTACCTTCTTTTGTTATCATACCATATTCTCCTGTTATAGCCAACTAGAAAATGGGCCATTAACTGTGGCTCCAGTATTTGAGTCAGTTCCATATAATTGACATCTTAAATATCTAGAACTTGCGCTGTATGGAACATCTGGCACAGTTCCGTTAGATCTAACCAGATAGTGCCAGTA